TTTTGTACTAACAACAATGCGGCTTATGTGGCTGTTGAGGAAACCTATGGCGATGTTAGTTACAATGGTCACGCTAAAAAAGGAAAAGAATTCGAAAACCAAATGACTAACTTTGGTATCTTGATGGAAATTAAAGGTATTGAAGATCCGTTTGCTTGGTCTCGTAAATTAGTTTCTGATATACAATTTGATGAAATTAATGCTGATCAAAGAATACATACAGGATTGTATTATTCACCTAATGGTACTCGTAAACCAGGATTAACATCTGAAGGCACAACAGTATCTGCTTATTCAATTAGTTTAGACACACTTGCTCATGTTGTTGAACCAGCATTCGATGGTTATTTCAAATATGTTTGGGATTTTATTCATGATATGAAAAAAGTGTTTGAATTTGGAGATGATTGGGGTATGTACATTCCTGAGGTAAAATATTTGTCTCCTGAACCATTAGTTAATTATCATGATTTGTCATTAACAGAATATAATAATGTACATTTTGTGGGTGACGCTTTAAGTGCTCGTGGTATTACAGTTGCTGGTGCGCAAGGTATTTATGTAGCTGAATCATTAATTAGAAAAGAAGCACTTATTGAATTAATGAATATGGATAATTAAACTTGGGATACTAAATTCTATATTTTAATTTTAGGTTATGGAAGAAAGAAGAGGCAGACCAAAAGAAATTATTAATGAACCGCCACCACGTAAATTCATTCGTGTGTATGAGGATGAACTTACTACGGAAACATGGAAGTTTGATTTAGATAAATTTGCTAACGGTCCAATTGAAGTCGATATCAAATATAAAACTGGGGCTGAAAAAACACTTAAATTAAGAGCTAAAGAAGCAAAACAAGAGAAAAAGATAGCAAAACAAATGAAAAAAATAAACGAAAAACAAAATGGAAAGAAGAATTAAAACCGAAAAAGGTGAGGTGTTGTATATTTCCCAAACAACACGCTTAGGGCATGATGTTATGGATAAAAAAGATCCTAGAGCAAAAGAAAAAATCTGGGTACTTCATAATACTGAAGGTCCTGCATTAATTTCAGGTGGAAAAAAAGAATATTATTTTTGGGGCATTTATCAGGGCAATAATATTGAAGTTATGAAAGATTTTAGACGTAACCATAATGGTCTCCCACCAGCAAAAAACCCATTATTTAAAACTAGATTATAATGAAAATCGGATTAGTAGGAACAATGAGTGTAGGTAAAACTACATTAGCTAAAGCATTAGGTGAAACTGATCGTTTAAGAGATCATAGTGTACAAACTGAACGTAGTAAATATCTACGTGATCTAGGCATACCACTTAATACAGATTCAACATTAAAAGGTCAATTTATATTTTTGGCTGAACGTGCAAGTGAATTACTACACCCAAATATCATTACAGATCGTACTATTTGGGATGTATGTTCATTTACAATGAACGCAAGTTCAATTAGTGAGCATGAAAAAATGTCGTTTATACAAACAGCATTAATGCTAAAAAACGAATATGATCTTGTAGTTTATGTAGATCCTGCTGGTGTAGACGTTGAAGATAACGGCGTTAGAACAACAGATATTGCATATAGAAATAAAATTGACAAAACTATACGTGACCTACTCGCAGCTAATCCACCACATTTATTAGTAAAAGTTAAAGGAACAACAGAGGAACGCGTTAAAACTGTGTTAGAAGCGGTTAGTAAATATTTATAATGGACACAAACTATAAACAAATGAATAAAAGCAAATTAAAAGAATACATTAAGGCTCAAATCCGCGAAAAATTATTTGCCGGACCTAGCTCAGTTAATATGGCTAAGGCAGATCCTGACTACAGTAGATTAAAACCAACAGATAAGGCTGATATTGAAAAAACACTCAGAGCTGGTGGTTCAGTTGAATTAGAGGAAATGGCTCGTAAAGCTGTTGTTTTTAAAGTAGCTGACGATATTAAGGAAAAAGCAAAAGAAATCAAAACTGGTGGTCCTATTAGTCCAACAAAACTTGCTGATGCATTAACATTTTTAGAAGGAAAAACAGAAATTACTGGTCCTGATTTAGCTGCTGGTTTAGGATTTGTTGATGAAAAAGGAAAAGCATTAATGCCTCGTATATATCCTATATTTGCTGCTTTAATTAGTGTAGATGGTCTTACAGCAACTGGTGGTACTGAAACAGAAGAAGTTTCTGATAAAGAGGAAGAAGAATTTATTTCAGGTGGTCCTGCTCCTGAACCAGAAGAAGAACCAGTTGATGCAAATATTGAAAAAGCACAAGCTGTTACTTTAGATCCCGTAACACAAAAAGCAACTTCTTTTACTATTGATAATGATTCTTTAATTCAATCTATTATCAGATCATATAAAGATTCTAAAATTCGTCTTGGCGCTATTCGTGAAGAAGAAGGCGATTTAAGTGCTGCTGATTATAAAAAAGCATTACAAAAAGGTAAAGAAGCTAGTACTGATATCTTAGCTAAAAGACTTGATACTTTAGTTACAAAACTTAAAGAATTAGAACCAGAAGTATTAGACAAAGTACTTACTACTTTAGATTTCAAATTTAAATCAGTAGATGCTGCTACTCTTTCTAAAGTATTATCTAAAAAATTAGGTAAAGAAATTAAACCTGCTTCTGTTAAAAAAGCAGATATTGATATTGTGGACCTTGATGATGAAGAATTAATGGAAGATTCAGGTGTTGAAGATGTTTCTTATGAGCCTACATTTAAGGACTACGAAAATATTTACGAAAACTCTAAAACAAAACAGTAAATGAAATACTTTGATGCATTTTTAGATTTTGTAGGACGCAATAAAAAATTTATAACTGTAATTTTAGCTGCCATTTTGATATTTTTAGCATATGACACTGGATGTACAGGCAAATATAAAAGTGAAATTAAAGAATTAGAAAAAGAAATTGCAGTAGTAGAACATCAATTTGAAGAAGCAGTAGCAGAAAAAGAACGTTTTAAAGATTCTTCATTAGTTTATGAAGTAGAAGCAGAACATGCTGGTCAAGAAGCAGCTGCTTTTAAAGCTAAAGCTGAAAAAGAGCGCAAAGCAAAAGAAGCAGCATTAGCTGCTCTTCGTAATTTACCAAAAGATGTTATTGATACATTTTTTATTACTCGCTATGCCGCAATACCTAAATCAGATATTGGTTTAGAAATTGACAAAAATGTTGGTAATGAAATTATAGTTGAATTGGTTGAAAAAGATCATTTGGTAGGTGAATTAGCTACATCAAAACAAGAAAATGGGGCTTTAACTAATCAAGTTGGTTCATTGCAAAATTCACTTATGTTTTCTAAAGCAGCACTAGTACAAGCTGATTCAGCTATTGCTTTAAAATCAAAACAATTCGAAATGCAACAACAAATAAGTGAATATCTTAAAAAAGATCTTAAAGCATCCCAAAAGAAAGCATTTTGGAATAAATTTAAAGGTCTTGGTGTAGGTATTGCTGCTGGTATTACTGCTGGTTTATTAATAAAATAACATATTATATACAATGCAAGTTAAGCTCGCTACAATGCGAGCTTTCTTTCTAATTATATATTTATATATAACAAGTTATAAACATTGTTAACGAATTTAAACCAATATGGACGACAGTGATTCGAAAAATAAAACAATTAAAACAATCAAAAAGGAAGCGTCTGGAATTTTACAAAGATTTATCTTTGATGCTAGCTATGTTTTTCCTGCCTCTTGGTTACGACGCTCTATTCAAGCTAATTATGGACCTGACAGGATCTTATTGGGCCGCGGACGCCGTTTTTTATTCAATTTCAGGTTGTTTTTGGTTGTCCTATATATTACTATCGAGATATTCAAGAATCAAATTTAAAGGTTAATGAGCGAAAATATTAAAGACATAATTAAGCAGGAGTATGTAAAATGCATGACTGATCCTGCCCATTTTATGAAAAAATATTGTATGATTCAACACCCAACTAGGGGTCGCATACAATTCCATTTATATCCTTTCCAAGAAAAAGTATTATACCAATTCCAAAAAAATAATTATAATATAGTACTTAAATCTCGCCAGTTAGGTATCTCTACTCTTGTAGCTGGTTTCTCTTTATGGATGATGTTATTCCATAAGGATAAAAACGTGTTATGTATCGCAACTAAACAAGATACAGCTAAAAACATGGTTACTAAGGTGAGATTTATGTATGATAACTTACCTTCATGGTTAAAGGGAGCTGAGAAACCTTTGGAGAACAACAAACTCTTACTTAAATTGGCAAATGGCTCTCAAGTAAAAGCTGTTTCGGCTGCTGGTGATGCTGGTAGATCTGAAGCTGTATCTTTACTAATAATAGACGAGGCCGCGTTCATTGAAAATATTGAAGAGATATTTGCTTCTGCTCAACAAACGTTAGCTACGGGTGGTGGGTGTATAGCATTATCTACTCCTAATGGTACTGGTAACTGGTTCCACCAAACATGGCAAAAATCAGAAATTGGAGACAATTCATTTGTTCCTATTCGTTTGCCTTGGAGTGTACACCCTGAAAGAAATCAGGAGTGGAGAATTAGACAGGATAGTGATTTAGGTTTAAGAATGGCAGCACAAGAGTGTGATTGCGATTTTGCAACCTCAGGTGATACAGTATTTGAACCTGATACTATAGGTTGGTTTGAAGCTAATTTAATAGAACCAGTTGAAAAAAGAGGAGTAGATGGTAACTTGTGGATTTGGGAACAACCAAATTATAGTAAAAGTTATTTAGTAGTAGCTGACGTAGCAAGAGGAGATGGTAAAGACTATTCTGCATGTCATGTGTTTGATATTGAAACAGCAACACAAGTAGCAGAATATAGAGGACAAATTGGTACTCGTGATTACGGCCATATGTTAGTAGGAATAGCATCAGAATATAATGATGCTTTATTATCAATAGAAAACGCTAACGTAGGTTGGGATACAGTACAAACAGCAATTGATAGAGGATATGCAAATTTATATTATTCCCCAAAACAAGATGCTTTAACCTCTGATCAATGGGCTAGAAGAATGGATGGAAATAATAATTTAATAGCTGGTTTTACAACGTCTGTAAAAACTAGACCATTAATGATTGAAAAATTTAGAGAGTATGCACATGAAAAATCATGTATTATACGCTCAAAACGATTAATAGAAGAAATGAAGGTTTTTATTTGGAAAAATAGTAAAGCACAAGCTCAAGATGGCTATAATGACGATTTAGTAATGTCATTTAGTATGGGTCTTTACTTGCGCGATACTGCATTAAGATTTAGAAAACATAATATGGAACAAGATAGAGCTTCAATAACTGGATTTTCAGTAGAACGAGGTTTTATGAATCCATATGCTGCTAGAGGCAATGGCCCTAATAATCCTTGGCAAATGCCCACAGAATATGGTAATGAAGATATTACTTGGTTAATAAGGTAAAAATATTTATACACATGATAGACACATCTTTATTTGGTAGGTTAAAAAGATTATTTTCAACTGATGTTATTATCCGCAATGTTGGTGGAAATCAGGTAGCAGTAATCGACACTGACCATATACAATCAACTGGGGTTGTACAAACCAACATGTACCCTGAAAGATACCAGCGTATATACACTGGTGGTTTAGGTACTTATGTTGGTAATGCTCCATATTCTAATTACACCGTCATAAGACCACAGTTGTACAATGACTATGAGGTGATGGATGGTGATCCAATTGTAGCATCTGTATTAGATATAGTAGCTGATGAATCTACACTTAAAAATGGTGCTGGT